TCTATCCTACCATTACCTCTGGTCAAAACACAAAGGTTATCATTGTTTCTACACCACACGGTATGAACATGTTTTATAAGATATGGGTAGATGCACAGGAAAGACGAAATGATTATATTGCAACAGAAGTTCATTGGAGTGAAGTTCCTGGCCGTGATGAAGAGTGGAAGAAAGAAACAATACGAAATACTTCAGAGTCACAGTTTAACGCTGAGTTTGAATGTGAATTCCTAGGCTCAATTGATACATTGATAAGTGCACACAGATTGAAAACTTTGGTATATAGAAATCCAATTCAATCAAATGCAGGGTTGGATATTTATGTTCGACCAGAAAAAGACAATGTGTATATGATAACGGCCGATGTTTCTCGTGGAACCGCAAATGACTATTCTGCCTTTGTAGTCTTTGATGTGACTGAGATACCATATAAGGTGGTTGCAAAGTTTAGAGATAATGAAATCAAACCTCTTCTATTTCCCACAAAGATACATGAAGTTGCAAAGGCATACAATCAAGCATACGTGATGGTAGAGGTGAATGACATAGGTGAGCAGGTCGCTAACGCTTTACAGTTTGATCTTGAGTATGACAACCTAGTTATGGCTTCGATGCGAGGACGGGCCGGACAAATCCTTGGAGCGGGATTCTCAGGCGGTAGAGCGCAATTGGGTGTAAGAACAACTAAGGCTGTCAAGAAGATTGGTTGCTCTAATCTTAAACAGTTGATAGAGGACAACAAACTAATAATAGAAGATTATGATGCTGTCAATGAACTGTCTACTTTTATAGTCAGAGGTTCATCCTATCAAGCAGACGATGGATGTAATGATGATTTGGTTGCATGTATGTTTATGTTTGCCTGGGCAACAGATCAGACTTATTTCAAAGAACTTACTGACAATGATATACGAAAGACAATGATAAAAGAGCAACAGGATATGTTAGAACAGGACATGGCTCCATTTGGTTTTATTGTCAACGGTATAGATGATCCCTTTGAAGATACTATAGATGAGTATGGAACCCGCTGGACACCAGTCGTTAGAGATTATAATACAAATTGGTAAAACACTAAATAAACTCAATTAGATCAGATTCTAATTTAATGAAACAATTTGCACAGACAATTTTTGAATTCTTTATCAATTGAATTGATTCTTCACGACTCTCTTCGTTCATACCTTTACGTTGAGTAAGTTTTCTAATTTTATTGTTGTGTGGGTAGAACTTTAAACAAACAGTTTCGCTCTCACCACAATGAACACAGGACTTGTCAGCAAGGTATTCGTTGAGCCACACTATGCGTTGTCTATAGTTACGTTTCGCAACTTTCTTTATAGTGTCTTTATACTTCTCATAGTGTGATGACATGTGCATATTTATAAGATTTGCAACATATAAAAACACGGTTTTAGAAAACCTATTTTTATAAATAATAACAAGAATAACAAAGAGTTTTTAGACTCTACA